GAAAAACACGCTGAGGTCAAGATGATCAGCCAGATCGGCAACTTGTTAAAAGGAGCTGGATTTGCAGGTGACGATGTCATGATTCAGGGTGGCACAGCCAAGAAAAAATCAAATTAATGTATAAAACTGTTAATTGGAATACTGGGCTCGCTGCAGAGCGAGCTCGGCACGACCTGAAAATAAAAAAAGCATTAAAGGATGGCGCGTACAAACGCTGGAAAAAACTGTTGAAGCAGAAGCAACAAGCCGCAAGCCGCAAGCCGCAAGCTACAAGCAACAAGCCCTTGACAAACCAGCATTATAAGATTATATAAGATTTAGAAATATGAATTTAAAAGAAGCTAAAAAAATAACCGGTGGCCTGAGCTCACCATCTAAAATGCCCGGCTATGCATATAACCTGCCGGCCTGGGAATGTGTGACTGGCGTCAAGCTTCAGGCCGTGGAGGGCTCAGTCTGTTCAGGCTGTTACGCCATGAAGGGCAGATACAGATTTAAAAATGTAAAAGATGCGCTCAACCGTAGGTTGAATTCTTTAACTCATCCCCAATGGGTGGAAGCCATGACTGTGCTGGTAACTCATTACAGTCTCAAGGTTCCATTCTTCAGGTGGCATGACTCTGGCGACCTGCAGGGAGCTCAACACCTTAAGAACATATTCGAAGTGTGCAACGCCACGAAGCAGGTGCAGCACTGGATGCCCACGCGGGAAGCTAAACTATTAACTTACTTACAACCTGAGGTTGTACCAAAAAATTTAATTATTCGTGTGTCCTCGCATATGATAGACCAGCGGCCAGTCAAGTTCTGGCCCCATACGTCAACTGTAGTCCGGGCAGGCAAAACCTGCCCCGCTCAGGAACAGGGCAACGAGTGTGGCAGCTGTAGACAATGCTGGAATAAAGAAGTAAACAACGTAGCATATCCTTTACATTAATGACCTGGTTTTTTCACGAACATAAATGGAAACGAAAACATAACCCTAAGCTGCAAGCGACAAGCCGCAAGCCGCATGCTCCTATTTTTAGAAGCCTCAAGCAACAAGCACAACCTGAGGTTGCAAGCTACAAGCTACAAGCATCAAGCACCAAGCGAAGATAGAAAAAGTCCACAAGCATCAAGCGACAAGCAACAAGCGTCTTGAGACTTGAATCCGTCTTTGACAAGTGACAAGATACTGGTACCTGGAAACAGTTTGCAAGAAGCCTGACTGGGCTTTTTTGCTAGTATAAAAGTATTGTTTGGATGTTGTACGTGGAATGAAATTTGATGTGGAGAAAACCGGATCCGGTTACCACTTGTTATTTTTAGCTCAACAGTAAAAAAGACTCCAAAAGTATTATACCCCAATAGATCAGGAGTACCAAGAACGCTAGTGTTTTCAATCCTTGTCCACGATATCTTAGGTGTAATTCTTTTAAACTCATGCCATAATTTTGTTTCAGGTTTCATCAAAATAATGACAATAACAGATGCTTACAAAAGCTTTATTGGTGAACCCATTTTGGCCGTTTCTTCATGAGTAGAAATCACTATTCTATGAGTCTCTTTAGCACCAAATATTTTATTTTCAACTAAATTCACACTCATAATATCATAATGTTTTCCATCCGGTGTTCTAACCTGAACTCTAGCATCTTGAGCCACCATACTTCCTTTCTTTGGACCTACGAATCGATCGAAGATCATAATTAAATCTCTACCTTTAAGCATTACATTAATCCTGTTTTTCTGAATCCCGGAATTGGATTTTTAAAAGATTCTAATTCTTTTTGATGAACCAAATTATCATACTGATGGTCCTCTTTAGCCCGTGCTAATTCAGCTCTCAACTTTTCAACTTCCTTTTGTAAGGCTTTCATTTCAGGAGAGTTCTGACCTATACCTTTAACAATGGTTACTTCTCCTTCAGCTTCTTGTGCTCTTTTTGTAAGAGCAACATTATCCCTTTGATACTTATCATTAATATCAAGGGCAATAGATAATGAGTTGTTAAGCTCATCAATTCTCTTGGTTAAATCCACCTCTTTTGGGTTATCTTTCATATTTGACTTTATAAGACATTGAACTTATATTGTCAATAATGGAAATAACAAAACAGAAAAAGAAACAAGGACTGCCCGCAAGACTCACTATTATGCAACGTAAGTTTGCTGATCTATTGGTATTTCATGAAGGACATAAATATGCTTATGAATGTGCTAAGGATGCTGGCTATGAAGGAGATAATGCAACACTTCGGGCTAAGTCCAGTGCACTACAAAATCCAAAATATTATCCCCTAGTGTTTAAACACATAGGAGAACTACGAGAAGAAAAATATAAAAAATATGGTATCTCCTTTGGAGGCCACCTAGCTGAACTAGCTAAAATTAGAGATGAAGCAACTAAATCTAAATCTTTTTCTGCTGCAGCCAATGCGGAGAAAGCGCGAGGAGCTGCGGCTGGATTATATATAGAACAAAAAATTATTAGAACCGGTAAGATTGAAGACTTGTCTGAAGAGGAATTAAATAAAAGAATCTCCACAATTATGGACGATAATGATTTACTATTAGATCCAAAATCTAAAGACAAAGAACCCCAAGATAAGAAACCGAAACCTATACTATCTTAGTCATCTTAACTACCCAAGAGGTAGGAATCATAGTACGATCACCAAAAGTTATATCTTTAGTTGTAGTGTCCACATCGTAAGACGCAAATATTTTAACGGAGTTTTTATCTTTCGAAAATAACCAACCTTCATTAACGGGTTTGGCTAACTTCATTCTATTAAATTCTCTATCATCAGCCCAACCAGAATCACTCAAGGCATCAACCCACTCAATCCTCCACTTTGAATACGGGATGTCGTTCGGTTGACTTGGTATAACTTGTTTTCTTCTTCTCGGTTTTCTTCTCTTTGGAATTCTTTTGTTTGCCATAAAAATAATTTGGGTTATGTTTCTTATTAAACTCGTCCATCCAAGGAGAAGGACCTGTCCAATTCTTGTTTCTTCCTACCATACCCTACCCCTATAACATTTTCAAAACATTTTAACCATATTTTGGAACTCAAAAGTTCCCCGCGGCCCCTATGTTCAAAAACCCTTGGATCACAAGGCTCATTTAAGCAAATGTTCTAAAACCATTGGTATTCCTCACTGATCACCAGATCACCAGATCACGAACAATTGAAAGTGCTGATTTGCAAAAAACAGTTTTCCTGAGAACCTATAGATTCGTGATCACCCGCATAAAACCTCACTTCTTATAAAATCCCAGTCGCTTGTCGCCGGACACTTGTGTCCAGATTAAGGCACAAATGTGTGACATATATGTCACATTATTCATCTTTCAGGTCTTGAAGCAATATAATCTTGTTCTGATTAACCATAATTCTGCCAAGAAGCTGCTCTATTTTAACCATAAGTCCATCTAGCTGTCGATCAGGAATTCCATCGGTCTCTGTTTCTAACATTAGTCTCAATTCCTTCTCATCAGCCATCATGGTCTGTAATAGTCGTCTTTCAACAGACTTAATTATTCTTTTGTTCATAGTATTGATCCACCTTTCTTAAAAATTGATGTTGATATTTAACAAACTCTTTCCCCTTCACTTGAAATTTTTGGAAATAGTTATCAGGAGTACACATCAATATTACCCCTTGAGTGATCTCAGTCTTATGCACATAATTATGAGCCATCGCATAGGCCCCTAACTGCATGAAATAATAATGAATCCACTCCTTCCTTTTCGGTTTGTTACTTTGTTTAAAATCTATAATACTATCTTCATAGTCATAGACACCGACAACATCAGTTGCTCCGGCGTATAAACCAGGATAATGAACAACCACTTCACTACCCCAAATTTCTTGTAAATCCTTGAATCCTTTAGCAATTATCACATCTGCCATAGCCTTTGCAATCTTGCCTTCTGGCGTTAAATCTAAATGCCCTGCGCCCAGTAAATGCTGTTCTAGATGCTTGTGCATGTTGGTCCCGCGTGAAGCCGCTTGATCCCTGATTCTTGTCGCTTGATCCATGCCGACCTTCGCTTGCCAATTGGCAATAGAATCTTTAGACTCTTGGCTCTTCGTTGCGCCAAGTATAGTCGTAACACTCGGTAACTTCTCGTTACCAACATCATAGGTTCGTAGCCCATCGGTTGTACTACGCGTCGACGGCGGGTAGTTAAAATGTTTAGTCCACTTCATTTTCTATCTCTCTTCTCATAGAATTTCATAACTTCTTTCGCTTTTTTTCTTTTATTTTTCTCTCTCATGTGAGGTAATAATTGTTTTAATACTTCATGGGTTTGTCGGTGAGTTGTTTGCCATCGCTTTTGTGGTTTTGTTTCTGTACCTTTTTCAGTTATCCTTGGTTTAATATCTATTATATGTCCAATCCCCATAAATTTATGTATATCATTTATGATATCAAAATCAGTGTTGCACACCTCCATTCTAATAGTAGTACAGAGATAATGTTTTTGTTGTCTCGGATTCCATTTCATAGTCTTACCCATTACAATACAACCTTCTGCATCTAGGAAGGCAGCAGCATACGTTAGATTCATTGGTTTTATGTCTGTTTTAAATTTCATCTCTCTTTTTTATATAATCTCTACTTAGTTTTTTTACTCTTTCCTTCCATACTCTTTTAATGTTATTAACATCGGATAAGGTCACCATATTCTTTCTATTATTACAGCCAATACAACAAAACACTAAGTTAGATATTTGATTTAGAGCTGGATCTGTAACCATATATGTCTTAGTAGCATCTAATCTATCTATAGAAAAATTAGTATCAATTCTTGGGCCACGTTTTTTTAATCCCTCCCCCACAGTGCCCATTTTTCTTTTGTAGGTCCAAGGTTCTTTACAATACTCACAGATTTTTCCATGCTCTTTCATGTATAACTCTAACTCACTCCAGATTTGTTCTTGAGTGCATTCAGGAATCCATTTTTTACGATCGTTATTTTTCTTATATCTGTAGAAGATACTTCTGATGGTTTCCTTAATAAAACCCTTTTCTGTATTGATATATTTGTGGTTTGCTAGTGCAACTTTCTCTCTATTCTTGGATTTATATTCGGAGCTGCCCAGACTTGTACATGACTTACAATAACTATAATAGCGGGCGTCTTTCGCCGGATAAAAATTATCTAAAGGGAAAGATTTTTTACACTTAGGGCAGGTTTTCACAGAACCACCACCAGCATATAAATTGCTAACAGAGTCATCAAACCTAGAAAGGTAAAGATAACCATAAATGTATTATTCACTATACTTATTTCTCCTTATTTTTCTTTTTTAATTGAGATAGTCCAAGGACAGTTTGCCGTCCTTAAACCTTCTTTGCTATCATCCCAATAACGCTTGCAGAGTTTGCCGCTTCCTTTGGCAACAAACTCATACTGCTTTTCATGGTGTGGATTATACGGTCGTATAATCCGTTTACCATCTGACTTGGAATAATAACTTATAATATGCTCTTGCACGTTTCTCCTTAGTTAGTTTTTTTTAAATTTACTGCTGAAGGACCTTTTTGTCCTTCTTCAACATCAAACGTTAACGTGTCGCCTTCGTGCAACTCTACATTGGCAGCGTTAGCTGCTGAAGAGTGTACAAAAACGTCTTTTTCGTTATCGTCTCGTGCTATAAATCCGTAGCCTTTGGTTGAATTGAACCATTTAACTTTTCCATTTATACTCATTTTTTCTCCTTTCTCTTACTCATTTCTGTAAGCTTCTAGACTCACTACATTAGGGTCCTTATATTCAGGTTCGTAGTGGTCAATAATTTGTTCTAGTTTATGTAGCTTAACCTGGGCAAAAGGCCACATCAGTTTTGCAACTTGATAGGCATCCCTGTGACTACATCTCCAACGCCACTGCATTTTTTTACCCAATTGTCCTTGGCCTGGAGGTTTTTTATGAAAGGTACCTACCATTAAAGTTTGATAAACGAATTTAACAACATTTAAATCCGTCATGGCAATCTCTAATCTAATATTCCATGTCAAATAATCTTTTTTAACACCTTTTCTTTTTTTAGGGTATTTTTTATATGATACACATCCATCTGCATCAAACAACCCTGCAATGTAAGCAATATCCGTTAAACTAATTTTTTGAGATTCCATTTTTCTTTTTCATTTTAAATTTGTCTTCATACTTTCCTTTATAACCAAATGATCCATGGTGAGTTAAGGTTGAACTAATATTAGCATAGACTTTAAACCCTGCTTCTCTTGCCAGATCACAGAAAAAAATATCTTCCCCTTTCCATACTCCATCTTTAAAATTACAGTCCCAAAAATTATATATTCTTAAATCTTTAGGGAAGGCTCCTGGATTAGGATGGTATTTTATTTCTTTTTCAG